GCAGCACCAGTTGCAGAGGCAGCACCAGTTGCAGAAGTTCCATCAGCACCAGTTGCAGAGGTTCCATCAGCACCAGTTGCACAAGCACCATCAGCAGCACCGAGTGCAGAAGATATTCTTGCAGCGATTCGTAACCGTAAGTAATTAAAACTAAAACAACTTGGGCATCTTCATTGTATGCCCGAGTTCTTAGATATTGGAGAATATAAAATATGTCAAGTAAACCATTTGATATCAGCAAATTCCGCAAGAGTATTACTAAAGCGGTACCCGGACTAAGTGTCGGGTTTAATGATCCAGATACATGGATCTCAACAGGCAACTACACACTAAACAAATTAATCAGCGGAGACTTTACTAAAGGTATTCCACTTGGCAAAGTAACAGTACTTGCCGGTGAAAGTGGTGCAGGTAAAAGTTATATTGCCGCAGGTAACATTGTTAAAGCAGCACAAGAACAAGGCATTTTTGTAGTACTAATTGACTCTGAGAATGCACTTGATGCAAGTTGGCTACACGCACTAGATGTAGACACAGATGAAAGCAAGCTACTAAAACTTAATATGTCAATGATTGATGACGTTGCTCGTACTGTAAGTGACTTCATGAAAGACTATAAATCAGAATATGCTGATAAGGATAAAGCAGAACGTCCTAAGGTATTGTTTGTAGTTGATTCGTTGGGTATGTTGCTAACACCAACAGATGTTAAGCAGTTTGAAGCTGGCGACATGAAAGGTGACTTGGGTCGTAAACCTAAAGCACTAACATCACTAGTACGTAATACAGTTAACATGTTTGGCGAATACAATGTAGGTATGTTGTGTACAAACCACACATATGCATCACAGGATATGTTTGACCCAGATGACAAGATTAGTGGCGGACAAGGCTTTATCTATGCATCAAGTATTGTTATCGCTATGCGCAAACTTAAACTAAAAACTGATGCAGACGGTAATAAAACATCACAAGTACATGGTATTCGCGCAGCATGTAAAGTAATGAAAACACGCTATGCTAAACCGTTTGAAAGTGTACAGGTAGAAATTCCATATGCAACAGGTATGTCACCGTACAGTGGATTAGTTGAATTCTTTGAGGCAAAAGAACTACTTAAACGTAGTGGCAACAGTTTAGAGTATATTAGTCCAATTACAGGCGAAATAACTAAAATGTTCCGTAAACCTTGGAACTTAAACAAAGACGGCGCACTTGATGTTATCATGCGAGAGTGGGACGAAGAAGTCATTGAAGCTATTGTTGATGACATTGATGATGATGAACTAATTGAAATGCAAATTGACCAGGAGAAAGTTAATGAATCTGAGTGACAATGATTTGGAACTAATGTTCCAACTATATGATAAAGCAATCGCACAAATTCCTGAAAAGTCACGTGCAGACTGGGCTAAAGATTTTATCTTTATTCTAGCAGACTATGGAATTGATCTTAAACATAATGCAGAAGAAATTGCTGACCACAATGAATACTTGGATTCAGCACTTACAGAACATTTTGAGTCAGATGACGAGTATGATTCAGATGACGAGTATGCAGAAGAAATTTGGGAAGACGAAGACTAAATGAGCATATGGTATCGTAAAGTCACAGCAAACATGGGGGAGATTGTTAACGCAGTCTCCCACTATGAACGTGAAATTGATTCAGCTAGATTTGAATGTTCAATGAAGGGCAATCTTGAAAAGCAAAGTTCCATGATGCCAGGAATAGTCGAACAAAGATTTAATCAACTACAAGAAGTGGAAGCAATACTAGAGCACTTACATACAGAAATGCGCAAACTGAGAAGTCAAACATTTCGTAAGTATTTAGAAAACTACAACAGAGCATTAAGTTCACGCGATGCAGAAAAGTTTGTAGATGGCGAATCAGCAGTTGTTGATTTGCAATATCTTATAAATGAATTTAGTTTAGTAAGAAATAAATTCATAGGTATTATTAAAGCATTAGAAGCTAAAGGTTTTCAAATTAATAATATTGTTAAGTTACGTGCAGCAGGACTAGAAGACATTTCTTTATAGAAATAAAAGGTTGACAACCAAGACTTCTTATTGTACAATAGTAGTATAAATGTAATAAAGGACTTGATAATGGCAATGCGTAAAGTTAAAAACGTTCATGATGCATACACTCCAATTGACGTGTTGGCAATTTCGTTTGAAGTGTATGAAACTCAGGGTTTTATAAAAAGTGGATATGGGTTCCAGAAGATCGTTGGAACAAACGAAGACGGCTCGTCCATTGTTGAGACTATTGAAGATAATAAATCAATTATTCTTCGAAAGATGCAAACTGCATGCCCCAAGGGTTATCAAGTAGATAAAAAATATATGACTCAAGCCCAAAATGAAATTAAACGCATTGAAGGTAAACTAATGGTCAAAAAGCTTGGAGGTACTCTAAGTAACTTTGAAGATGGTCTGATTCAAGCACTTGAGCATAATGTTACAAACTTTCATATTAGTATTATTGCAAGTATTCCTAATTCTGTAGCAATTGATGCACAACGTGAGCGTGTATCAGAACGTATGGCTACGCTTAAACATACTAGTAATTACGTAGGTAAAAAGGGCGAACGATATGACATTGATGTAGATGTAATTGATGTCAAGTATATCCAATCCAGTAACGTATATATGATTACATGTGTGCATGATAGCAAAGATGTTGTTAAGTTTTGGTGGAGAGAACAACCAGACATTACTGACATCATTGAAGGTAAAACAGTTACTATTCGTGGAACTGTAAACAAGCACGAACTAAGTAAGTACACTAGTGTTAAAGAAACTCTTGTTAACAGAGTTAAACTATCCTTACCGCAACCTACCTCATAAATTAATTTAAGAAAAATTATAAGTCATTGTTCTGCAATGGCTTATTTCTGCGTTTTCTGGTTGACAACCAAGACATCTTACTGTATATTATAAGTATAGCAACAAACAAAGGACTACAATATGATTTATGCAACAATGGAAAACTTCATGCGTGACGCAGTTGAAAACACAGACAACACTAATACTGATTATTCAATTAATTGGAATTTTGTAGATGCTGATACATATGCAGAGTGTTCAGGTTACTTTAAATCAGACACTAGCTTTTATGAAATGTTTGACGAGATCGCAGAAACAATTAACACAGAACGTGCAGAAGAAGCACGATGTGAATCACAATACGCTTAAAATAAAGGTTGACAAGCAAGACATCTTACTATATAATACATACATACACTAAAAAAAGGGAAGTTTAAATATGCAAAATTTAGTTACTAAAAAACGTGGTCGTCCTTCAAAAGCTTCAACGCTAATTGAAATTGTAAATGATGCAGTAGATAATCCAAATGAAACAGATGATCAAATCATCGAACGTATGCGTGAACGCTTCTCAGTACTTGATGACATGACACAAGCCTCAATTGACGGCATTGTGCGCGGCATGGTTGTTACTGGGCCTCCAGGCGTAGGCAAATCATTTGGAGTAGAAGCAGTACTAGAAAAGAATAGTTTGTTTGATAAACTTGCCGGCAACAGAATGCGTTTTGAAGTTGTTAAAGGTGCCAGTAGTGCAATTGGTTTGTATAAGACATTATATAGTAATGCAGATCGAAATAACGTACTTGTACTAGATGATTGTGATACAGTATTGTATGATGAGACATCACTTAACCTGCTTAAAGCAGCATTGGATTCTAGTAAGAAACGTAAACTTAACTGGAATACAGACAGTGCATTGCTACGCCGAGAAGGTATTCCAGACTGTTTTGAATTTAATGGTAGTGTAATTTTTATTACTAACCTTAAGTTTGATAATGTACGTGGTAAGATCAAAGATCACTTAGATGCTATCATGTCACGTTGTCACTATTTGGATCTTACAATGGATACTACACGTGAAAAAGTATTACGTTGTAAGCAGATTGTAAAAGATGGCATGCTTGATGAGTATGACTTTACAAAAGACGAACAAGAAGATCTTATGGATTTTATGATCGATAATAAAGAAAAGATGCGTGAAATTAGTTTGCGTATGGTAACTAAGCTTGCAGACCTTAAGAAGTCAATGGGTAGCAAGTGGAAGCGTACCGCAGAAGTTACATGCATGCGTCGAGTACGTACTGCATGATAGAATTTTTAATTAAAGCAATCATCGGCGGTGTTATCATCGCTGGTGTTGTGACTGCTGCACAACGTGGTAATGCTACATTAGGCGCTCTAATACTTGGCATACCGTTAGGTAGTGTTGTTAGTATTATCTTTATGTATTATGCAGGAGTAGACGTTAAAGTATTTCAACAGCTAGCACAAGAAACAATTTACTTTGTTTTAGTTAGTTTGGTATTCTTTCCAATGTTTGTAATTACATTGAATCACTGGAACTTTTGGCTATCGCTATTAAGTTCAATCTCATTAACAATGATTGCATTATTATTTCTAAAACATTTCCTAGAAAGCAATTGACAAACCCCCTGAAATGTAGTATAGTATAACTATGAAGAAATGCAAAATTATTATTAAAGATGAAGTAAACTGCAAAGTTGAAGGACTTGACTTAAACACACGTAAGAAGTGTGAAGCAAAGCTCAAGTTTTTTATGGCTTATGCATATCATGTACCAGCGTATAAACTAGGCAGATGGGATGGTTGTGTAAGCTTCTTTAGCGTAGGCGGCGTCACGTATGTTAACTTACTTGATAAGGTTTTACCTATTATCATGGAAGCAGGATATACATTTGACATAGACGATCTGCGGCAGGAAACAGGAACACTTGATTTTGCAGCAGTATCAGAAGAAACATTCGCACACAAAACGTGGCCTAAGAATCATCCAATTGAAGGTGAACCAGTTGTACTTCGTGACTATCAGATTGAGATTGTAAACAAGTTTTTAACTACGCCGCAATGCTTACAAGAAATTGCAACAGGCGCAGGCAAGACATTAATTACAGCAGCACTATCTGATGCAGTAGAGCAATATGGCAGATCAATTGTAATTGTGCCTAACAAAGACTTAGTAAGACAAACACATGAAGACTACGTTAACTTAGGATTAGATGTTGGCGTATATTTTGGTGATAAAAAAGAACTTGGAAAGACACATACTATTTGTACATGGCAAAGTTTGAATAGTATTAAGAAACGATTCCGTGATGGAATTGATGACATGAGCTTAAAGGACTTTTCAGAAGATGTAATATGTGTTATTGTCGATGAGGTGCACCAAGCAAAAGCAGATGTATTAAAAGACATGCTTACTAAAGAATTTGCACATATTCCACTACGTTGGGGACTAACTGGTACTATTCCAAAAGAAGACCATGCTAAAGTAAGTTTACAAGCATGTTTAGGAGAAGTTACAAACAGGTTAAGTGCAAGCACACTACAAGACATGGGTGTACTAAGTAATTGTCATGTTAACGTAGTGCAGTTAAAAGAAACAGCAATATACAATGATTATCAAAGTGAACTTAAATATTTAACAACAGATAAAGCACGTATGGACTATCTTAGTAAATTTATTCAAGAAGTAGCTACAACAGGTAATACACTAGTGCTTGTTGACAGAATTGCAAGCGGAGAAATTATTGCAGAAAACATTCCTGATGTTACTTTTGTTAAAGGCGCAATGAAGGTTATTGATCGAAAAGAGGCATATGACGAGATTAATGACGCCACTAATAGTATTACAGTTGCAACTTATGGTGTTGCAGCAGTTGGTATTAATATACCACGTATCTTTAATATGGTTCTACTTGAACCAGGAAAGAGCTTTGTAAGAGTTATTCAAAGCATTGGACGTGGAGTACGTAAGGCAGACGATAAAGATTTTGTGCAAATCTGGGATATTACAAGCACAGCTAAGTTTAGCAAAAAGCATCTTACTGAACGTAAGAAATTTTACAAAGAAGCGAATTATCCTTTTACCATTGAAAAGACTGATTGGCGTTAAAGGAAAACAAATGAAAATTTTAACCGTAGAAAACGAAACATATGATCTGGATGATATTCCAGAAACAATTGATGATCTTAGATATGGAGTATTAGATTACACAAATCCAGCTCACATTGATTATTACTTTATTCCATTAGTATTTTTGGAAAGCTTTTATGCACCTGCTGCAATCTTACAAATTGGACAAGTTACAATCAGTATGCCACTTGATTGGCATATTGTTATATGTGATGCAGAAGTTGGTGACCCTGAAATTATGAGTCTTATGAGTTTAAATGATAGAGGTTTTACTGCATTTGCATTTAATCCAATTACAGGATTTAAACCAGAGTATGTAGATATTTCTATTGTTAATATTTACAGTGACGTAAAATGGTATGCACCTAAGTTAAAGTATGGGCATTTGTTATGTGTTCCATTGTCAGACCAACCAAACTCACCTTGTGTGTTATTTGTTAAAGATGCAAACAAACTTCCAGAAGTACTAGACATTGGAGAGCTTTGGTAGTATAGTATGTAGTGAGAATGGTATATTACAATAGACGGAAAGTATAAATGAGCAAGTTAAACATTAAAGAAGAGATGCGATCAATTGATCAAAAAGACAGAGGCTGGTATGACACGCTGTCTGATGAAGAAAAAAAGAAAATTGGTCTATGGTTGCTTATGCGTTATACAAGTAACGCAACTGGTGAAAACGCAGAGCATTATCTCGAATGGACAAACGAAGCAGTAAATGTACACTTTAACACAATACGTAAACATCCGCAGTTACAGTATCTATTAATGCAGTTAGTGGGAGTTGGTTCTACAACATATCATCCATGGCTACAACCCGGCAAAGCACAGAAAAAGAATAAACTACAGACTTGGCTAACAGTGCATTACCCACATCTAAATGATGACGAAATAGATATTATGATAAGCAGTGGACCAGAGCCACTTAAAGCACTATTGCGAGAACATGGACTAAAAGATAAAGAGATCAAAGACCTGATTGGCAAACTTAAATGACTATTACTGATGTACGTTGTGAATATTGTAAAAAAACTTTTAGACGTGAGAAAACTCTCATGGTGCATATGTGTGAGCGTAAACGTAGACATATGCATAAAGGTGAAAAACATGTACAACTTGCATTTAGGTCATATCAACTGTTCTATAGAGTAGGCACATATTCTAAAAAAGAAAAAACATTTGATGACTTTGCATCCAGTCAATATTATACTGCATTTGTAAAGTATGCAGAATATTGTATTGATCTCAAAGTAGATGATGTACCAGAATATACAACTTGGCTATTAAAGAATCAAATTAGAATTGATAGATGGTGCAGTGATAGAAACTTTAGTGCATGGATTAAAACAAGACTAAAGACTGAAACTCCTGATAGGGCAATAGAACGTACTATATTGTTTATGCAAGATTGGGGAAAAGAAAACAATCAAGTATGGAACGAATACTTCCGTCTAGTAGCGCCAAATCTTGCAGTGTTTCATATATGCAGCGGTAAGGTAAGTCCTTGGGTAGTGTACGGAAGTTCGCAAGCGCAGGCGCTTATTGACAGCTTATCAGGCGAACAATTGCAAATGGTATCAGACTATGTTGACCCATATCATTGGCAAAATGTTATTAAAACACGACAAGAAGATTTTGCGTGGGTTGAGGGAATTTTAGTAGGAGCTAACTTATGATTGCAAATACAGACATTGATATTGATGTTGCAGACCGAACACGACTATTAAAACTAATCAAACACACACCTGCAATGATTGCAGACAAAGGCCGTAATAGAAAACATAATACTGGTGTATACTTTCATGAAATGCCAAGTGATCCTTACACTGGATTAAGTACAATCGATCACAAAGAAGCAGAAGCTAAAGGCTTCTTTAAATTAGATGTTCTTAATGTAAGTTTGTATAAGGATGTAACAAGTTATGAACAATTAGATACGTTGTTAGAACAAGAACCTATGTGGGAGTTGTTACAACATAAAGAAATAGTAGATAAACTATTTCATGTACACAATCATTATGATATTATATCCAAAATGAAGCCAACCACGGTAGAGCAACTTGCAGCAGTATTAGCAGTTATTAGGCCAGCTAAAAGACATCTCATTGGTAAAGATTGGAATACAGTGTTCGCTACAGTGTGGACTAAACCCACAGATGGCACATACTATTTTAAAAAAGCACATGCCACAAGTTATGCTATGGCTATTGTATTACAGTTAAATATGCTAGTAAGCGGAATTCATCCTACTTCTTAACAAGACTAATATTGCGTCTTTTAATACGCTTTGTGATACTATCACTTAATCTAACTTCAGGTCCAGCAACTACAGTCATTTGTTTTACATTAAAGCTTTGACTTGTTTTGCTAAATGGCCAACGATTACGTAGTGCAATATTAATAGGTAATTTCCTATTCGTCTCCCACCACCATTCGTCTCCCAATTCCAGGAAGTTTTTTCTCTCTTTATCCGTTTGTATCCTATCATATACATACATACTGGCAATTTGGTTATCAATGTTTTGCATGATACCCAAGTATTCTTTGCCTGCATATTCTATGACAGTAAGAAATGGAAATTCTTCTAACAGTGTTTTATATTTTTCAATCATTGTCTACTATTTATAATAAAATTTCTGAAGCCGTTTTGCATAAATACATACACAGGAGTTTAATAATGTCAAATTACGCAACCACATATAATATAAATCAAACAGGCGAATTGTACGCTGTTGATGCATCGAGCAATAAAGTAGGACTAGCTAGCTATAAGTCTGCTAGAGGTACTACTGTAAACGCTCCTGTAAACTACAGGTTCTTAAAGCTATTTACCGGCTTAGATAATGAGTTTATTTTTTACATTAAAAACACAGATCGTAAACCAATAATGTTGCACGGACTAACTATAACTGCAAATCTAATCGTTAGAGAAACAGGTTCTAAATTGTTATCCAAGAAATGTCAAATTATTAATTACGATGAAGCACAAATAAAACTAGTAGTTACTTCGGGCGAAATTAGTGCAATACAAGATGGTTTCCTTGACTTAGTATTTACCTACGTGAACTCGATGGGTTTAAATCTACCATTATTTTGCGATCAAAACATGAGACCAAATTATACAGTAGAAGTTGATGATTCTGCATCTAAAATACCACTTACAACATCACAATCTACAACATTTACATTATTAGATGGATTCTATTATAGTAGTCATTTACCAGGACCAGGTTATTTTAACAAAATTAATGGTATGTCTACACTAGCATTGTATACAACAAACTTTACAGGACAGTTTTACATACAAGGTGCATTAGAAGAAAATCCAACTGAAAGTGATTGGTTTAATATCATCTTAGGTACACACACTGAGGAATTCTATCCATACACTAATGCCACTGGAGTTGATCCATGGACATTCCGCACCAACATTAAATACTTCAGAGCAAAGTTCACAAAAACGCAAGGATCGATTGACAAAATCATAATTAGAGTGTAGTATATACACATGACATTGATGATTGAATACGTTAGAAATCTGATTCCCGTAAACTGGAAAAGCAGCCCAAGTGGCTGGACTTCTGGCAACTGCCCTATGTGTATAACAAACGGACAAGCCAGACCTGATACACGTGGACGAGGTGGATTCCACTTTGATTCCGATCAATTCCATTATCATTGTTTTAACTGTAATTACAAAACAGGCTGGAATCCTGGTGCTAAGATTAACAACAGACTTAAGAATCTTTTAATAAAGTTTGGAGCAGATGAAGCATCAGTTCAGCGCATGCAATTAGAATTACTACGTGAACAAGATATTACTCATACAATGATTGGACCGGAACGTAGAAAGAAATTAGTAATTGACTGGCCAGAGGTTAAATTACCTGAAGGCACACTACCATTTATGGAACATTCTGTAATTGGCAACCCTTGGATACAAGCCGCTGAATATATGTCAGAACGTGGGTTTGATGTTGAGGATCCTAGATTTCAATATACAACTGGAAGCACACCAGCACGTATGCATAAGCGTATAGTAATACCATTCCTTTACAAAGGTAAAGTAGTAGGATATACTGGGCGTTGGATTGGCAAAGTACCAGACGCTATGCCTAAATATTACAATCAACAACCTAATAACTTTATATATGGATTAGATAGACAACACGCAGACAAAGAAATTGTTATATTGACAGAAGGTCCATTAGATGCTATAATAACAGATGGGATTAGTGCTGGAACTAACACAATTAGCGAAGACCAAGCAGATGTAATTTTAAGTTTAAATAAGAAGATTATTGTGTTGCCAGACGCAGATGAACCAGGAATGCGTATGGTAGAAGCAGCAGTTAAATATGGTTGGAGTGTTGCATTCCCTGAGTGGGAAAATTGTAAAGACGCAGGCGATGCAGCATTGAAATACGGCAGATTGTTTACAGTAAGAAGCATATTAGAAAGTGCAATAAGCAATCCTACAAAAATACAAGTCATTGGAAGGAAATATTGTAAATGAGTGAACAAAAAGAATATACGATTGAGCTACAGAAATTATTTGTAGAATTCCTAGCACATAATCAAGATTTATTTGTACGAGTAAATGGTATATGTGATAGTGAATTCTTTGATAGGTCATTGCGTAAGACTGTTGACTTTATACAACACCATGCTAACACATATGGTGCATTACCAACAGGCGAGCAGATACTCGCAACAACTGGTACTGAATTACAATCTCTTGAAGCAGTGGATGCAAGACATGACGATTGGTTTATTGACGAGTTTGAAACATTCTGTAAACATAAAGCATTAGAACGAGCAATTCTAGGATCAACCGATCTACTTGAACAAGGCGAATTCGGCGCAGTTGAAAAAATGATTAAAGATGCAGTAGGTATTGGCCTTGCTAAACACATGGGTACAAACTATTGGGAGAATCCACTTGAACGTATTGAACGTGTACGCAATACACGTGGAGGCACAAGTACAGGCTGGGCAGAAATTGATCTGAAACTATATGGTGGATTTAACAAAGGCGAACTTAATATCTTCTGTGCAGCATCAGGCGGCGGCAAGAGTTTGTTCTTGCAGAACTTGGCATTAAATTGGGCAGTAGCAGGGTTAAACGTATTATATATTAGTTTGGAGCTAAGTGAAGAACTATGTAGTATGCGTCTTGATAGTATGTTAACTGGTTATAACACAAAGGATGTGTTTAAGAACGCAGAAAATGTAGGACTAAAAGTAGGAGCAATTGGTAAGAAGTCAGGTGCATTGCAAATTGTGCAGTTACCAAATGGTATTACATGCAACGATCTTAGTAGCTATATTAAAGAATATGAAGTAAAGCATAACATAAAACTTGATGGCATTTGTGTAGATTATTTGGATCTAATGATGCCAGCACAAAGCAAAGTAAGTGCAAGTGATTTGTTTATTAAAGATAAATTTGTATCAGAGGAACTACGTAACTTTGCAATGGAACAAGACGTGTTATTTGCAACAGCCTCTCAGTTAAATCGTAGTGCAGTAGAAGAAGTAGAGTTTGATCACTCTCACATCTCAGGTGGTATTAGTAAGATTCAAACAGCAGATAATGTTATTGGTATTTTTACAAGTCAAGCAATGCGTGAACGTGGACGTTATCAAATTCAGTTTATGAAAACACGTAGTAGTGCAGGCGTTGGACAAAAAGTAGACCTAGCATTTGATATTGCAGGATTACGTATTACAGATCTGCCAGAAGACGAGCAAGATCAGCCAATGCATCAACCTAGTGCAATGATGGATAAGATTAAAAGACAGAATAACGTAACACATCAAGACAGAAAGACAATCGCAGAAGAAAGTTTAATAGAGGATACAGGTGCATCTGACAGATTACGCAATATGTTGAAAAAAGTAAACAAATAGATTTAAATAGATAAATACAAGTAATATACATGGAGCATATCAATGAAACATAGAACACGTAGCTTATTGGAAGAAATTAACAGTATATCTCCCAAATCCAAAGACAAAATAAACATATTGGAATCACGTGGCACTAATGCATTGCATGCTATTATTAATGTACTGGAAATGGTAGATCGTGCGTACAGTGAAGAACAAGCGCAAGATTTACAAAAACGTATAATGCTTAGTATTAAACATAGAGATCCAGAACGTTTCAACAAAGGTATAAAAAATCTTAGGAATAAAAAATGAACATTCAGGATATAGTAGGCACTTTTAAAAGAAAAGATCGCAATAACAGAAAACATCGTAAAATTCAACCAGATAACTTACATAAAGTTTCTGTTCAAAAGCTTCGTGAAGGCGGATCAATGCCAGGCGTTGGTTCAATTCATCATAGCGAAATAGATGCTACATTAATTGCACTAGAAAAAGAACTAGGTGTAAGTTTACGTGACAATGTATTAGGCAGTGTAGGTAAAAAAGAATTCAGCGGCGATATTGATATCGCAATACAAATACCAAAAGAAGAATTAGAAGCATTTGCACAAAAATTAGAAGCATCTACACTTGTACAAGATGTAAAGAAAAGCAGTGTGTTTATGACAGTGGTTGATATTGTAGGATTTGATTCTGCTAAAACTAAAGAAGGTCTAAAGCGTACAGGTAAAGTACAAGTAGACTTTATGCCAGGTGACCCAGAATGGATGAAAACGTTTTATCATTCGCCGCACGAAAAAGGTATGAGTCCAGATGGTCGCAGTAGTAATTACAAAGGTACATATCGTAATGTAATGCTAGCAACAATTTCTTCAGTATATCAAGCACAAAAGAGTGAAGAAACAATTGAAGATGGACGCCCTGTAACAATGCAACGTTGGAAGTGGAGCGGAAGCGATGGATTAGTATATGTTAATCGCACTCCTGTACCAAAAGCAAATGGTCAGGGCTATACAAAAAAGAATCAAGATGAAATAATTAAAGGTCCATTCAAGCAAGCAGCAGAAATTGCAAATGCACTTGGATTAGATAGCGCAGAAGACTTATATAGCTTCGAGACATTATTTGCAGCAGTAAACAAAAACTATCCAGCAGAACAAGCAACAGAGATATTTACATACTTTGCAAAAAACCACCAAATACAAGATATGGGATTACCATCTGAACTAGAAGGTATGAAGCAATGAAAATTAATGACATATTAATGGAGAAAGCCGGAGGTGCAAGAATACAACACCTTGAAGATCTTATCATTTGGAACGGAGTAGCAGGCGCTAGAAAAGCAATAACCTCATTACATAGCCTAGAAACTAGTCCACAAGATACAACTATCAAATGGGATGGATCTCCGGCAGTAATATTTGGTAGAAACGAACAAGGACAATTTATACTTACAGACAAAAGTGGGTTTGGTGCTAAAGGATACAACGGTAAAGCAACATCAGCTGATGAACTAGAAGGCATGTTAAAGAATCGCCCCGGGTATGCAAAAAATCCTGAAGGGTACGGAAACTTCATTGGTCAAATGAAAAAAGTATGGCCTGCATTTGAGCAAGCAACACCACAAGACTTTAGAGGCTATGCAAATGGAGATTTGTTGTGGTTTGATAAGCCACAAGTAACTGATGGTAAGATAGTATTCATGCCAAACACAACACAATATTCAGTTACTCCAGATAGTGAAATTGGTAAGCAAATTTCAGCAAGCGAAGTAGGTGTTGTACTACACTCGTTTATGGACGAAGAAGGAAATAAACAGGCAGTTGACATAAGTAGGTTCCAAGCAGGACCATTGTTAGCAATGCCTCCGCAAGTTGTAACAGAAGTACCAGATATTCACAGTAATAAGTTGGCAGACCTTGAAAACTTCATTCAATCAGCAGGAAGTGAAATAGATAAAGTACTTACACCGCCAGTTGAACTTAAAATGAAGAATTTTCCAGACCTTATATATAATTACATGAACGCATCAGCTAGAAGCAGGACTACAGATAAGATTAGTAGTAAGAGTTTTGTAAATTACTTACTTTCCGATGCTGCAAAAGTTTCAAGTGCTAAACAGGGTAGACTAGTAGAATATCTAAAACAACATCAAAAGGGACTAGATGCTATATTTGCATTTATGCGCAGCATTGGTCCTATTAAGGATAATATCATTGCACAACTTGATGCAAACCCAGCTGATATAGAAGCAAGTACAGGTGGGCAAAAAGGTGGCGAAGGATATGTAATTGGCAAAGATGTTAAATTAGTAAACCGCCAAGGATTTACAGCAGCTAACATGGAAAGAAATAACTAATGTTTAGTAAGGAATGTAAGAAGCACCTAGTGGATGTTAATATGACACGTTGGGAACATTTTAAGTTTGCTTTTCATTTTTTAGTTGAACTAAAAAAAGCAGAACTATCATTGTTGTTACATATGTTTATACCACGCTGTTGTGAAACATATGCAAGTGATAAAATTAAAGAATTAGCAGTTAAATTGGAGACTCACAGTGACAGATAA